GTGGGATCTCCGTATGGATCTTCAGTATGATTGTAAAAATAAGAGAGCCGTCTTTCCCATCTATAAAAATGGAAGAGTTATTGACGCAATAGGCAGAGCGTTGTATGATTCGACTCCAAAGTGGTACAGATACGGTGGTGAGGCTAAATATTATTTTCACCGTATGACACCATGTAAGAGTGTAGCTGTTGTTGTTGAGGATTGTATATCAGCTACCGTGATAGGAGAAACATTGCTAGGCATAACAGGTGTTGCCCTTCTTGGAACTAACTTGATGCGAGAACATAAGGAATACCTAGACGGCTTTGACAAAATTATAGTAGCTCTTGACCCTGACGTTGTAGGGAAGACTCTTGAGTACCAAAAAGAGTTAAAGAGTTATTGTAGTCCATCTGAGGTGTACGCTCTGTATATCGAAGATGACTTGAAGTACAAGAGAACGGCAGATTTTAACAAACTAAGGGAGCTTATAAATGATTAAGATTAATCCAAAAACAGGAAAGAAACCATACTATAAAGATAGCAAGGAGGCCGTGTATAAAAGAATGGAGAGAAGAATGTATGTCAATGGTAAGTACATACCAATGTCACATCCTTTGTATAAGCCTGGAAAATATAAAACATTTAACGATGCGGCATTTGCATCTTTGGCTAATTATATAACAGCTATAGAGGGGGAAGTTTATGTTATAGCTAATCCGGCATGGAAGGATTGGTACAAGATAGGCAAGGCTGTTGATGCTAGAGACAGATGGAACAGCTATCAGACGAGTAGTCCTCATAGGGACTATGTATTAGTAACGAGTAAGTTGGTAAAGAACAGAGGAGTAGCAGAGAGAATGGCACACTCATTAGCTGAGGGTCTATGCACAGAGAGAGTAAACGAATGGTTTTATATTAAAAACTTTGAGAAGAAAAATTTTGATAAGATGTTAAGTCTAATTGATCAAATGATAGAGGAGAAGATAGAGAATGATAGAATTAGCTCTAATTAGGAGTCTTATGCAGAGAGACTTTTACGAGGATCATAAAGGTAGCAAATGTCCTGATAAAATATTTAGTAAGGATGTTCGTAAGATTAAGAATACGCTTGACGAAACTATGGGTAAGTATGAGAGGGATATAACTCTCACAGAGTTGCAAGCTTTATTCTTTGCTAACAATGCTACTTTAACCACAGCTAACAAAGCCTCGTATGAAGTTCTGTTTGGTAGGATTGCAAGAGAGGAGGCTATGAATAACGAGATAGCCAAAGAGGTGTTGTCCAAGATGTTTCAACAGATGGTAGGAGAGGAGGTAGCCAATCTTGGATTTGATTATGTCAACGGAACTAAGAATAATCTTGAGCCTCTCCGTAGCATATTGGATAACTATCAGGACGACTTCACACCTAGTTTTAAGTTTGAGGGTGACGATATAAGCTTTGACACCTTAGTCGAACACCTTAACTTAAAGTTTCAGTGGAAGTTTAACATCCCTTCACTACGCAGAAGAGTGGAGGGACTAAGTGGTGGACACTTTGTTATCGTTGGCGCTAGGCCTAACACCGGAAAGACCTCTTTCCATGCTAGTCTTATTGCCTCTGAGGGTGGGTTTATAGATCAGGGAGCTAGGTGTGTGGTTCTCTGTAATGAGGAGGCTTACAAAAGGGTAGGCCTCAGATACCTATACTGCAAATCAAAGATGTCTAGCGATCAAGTATTGGAGAACAGGAAACTAGCCCTTGATAGATACAATCCTATAAGGAATCTACTGTCCATAAAGGATGCGACAGATAAGAACATGGATTATGTAGAACAGCTTGCAAAAAGTGTGCATCCTGATATAATAATTCTTGATATGGGAGATAAGTTTGCTACAGCCGGATCTGAAAGATCAGACATTTATCTGAAGGAGGCGGCAATTCATGCGAGAAACATTGCGAAGAAGTATAACTGCGTAATCATTTGGATGTCACAACTGTCAGCAGAGGCAGAGGGTAAGATAAATGTTAATCAATCTATGCTTGAGGGTAGTAAAACCGGCAAGGCGGCAGAGGCTGATTTAATGTTATTGCTTAGTAAAAACCCTGACATTGAGGGTCAGGACAGTAACGATCCTCAACGTCACATCCGGTTGGCTAAAAATAAACTTACAGGTTGGCATGGTACTGTTCATGTTGAACTAGATGTAGAGACAGGAAGGTATTCAGCATGAAGATAATACTTGATGTAGAGAACACGACAACTAAGAGGGAGGGAAAGTTACACCTTGACCCTTTTGAACCTAACAATTCTTTGACGCTTGTGGGTGTGCAAGAGTATTTATCTGATGACAGCAAGGTATTTGTATTTAACCACCTTGAGAAAGAGATAACAGATGACTCTGCCTACGGAGAACTCAAAGATATACTGAGTAAGACCACACTTTTGGTAGGCCATAACCTACAGCATGACTTACAATGGCTTTGGGCATGTGGTTTCCACTACGATGGAGACATATTTGACACTATGTTGGGCGATTATATACTACAGCGAGGGCAAAAAGGATCTGTTAGCCTGGAAAACTGTGCGATTCGATACAATCTTGACATGAAAAAGTCTGACACACTCAAGGATTACTTTAGAAGAGGCTACCAAACGGATGAGATTCCTCTTGAGGAGCTATCAAAGTACCTTAGACAGGATCTCATGGTTACAAAAGCCCTATATTGGCGATTGTTAGAGGAGTATGACAAGCCGGAGGCTAGTTCTCTTACAAATATCAGGGACATAACCAACAAAGTGTGTAAAACTTTGACTAGAATGTACATGAATGGCTTTAATATTGACAAAAAAGCTTTACAAGAAGTGAGAGAGGACTTTGAAAGCGAGTTAGTTAGTATTGAACAGCGTCTAAATAGTCAAGTTAAAGAGTTGATGGGGGACACACCCATAAATCTTAACTCACCGGAGCAAGTTAGTCAGGTTATTTACTCACGAATACTTTACGATAAGAAGAGATGGGCAGTTGCGTTTGATAGTGTGACTTCAAAGGATGACTTTAAACAAGCAGTGAAAGATAATAGCGCAATGATGGTTAAGACTAAGGCTAGTATTTGTCACACATGCAACGGTAAGGGCAGAATACGTAAGAAGAAGAAAGACGGTACACCTTTTGTTAAGCCAAGTAGATGTCCGGAGTGCGACACTAGAGGATATAAGCTCACCAAGATCAGACAGATGGCAGGTCTAGGGTTCTTTCCTCCCTCTAGGGAATGGGTCAGCGCCAATGGTTTCTCTACAAGCAAGGGTAACTTAGAGCATCTCATAAATATAGCTAGGACAAAAGGGATGAAAGTGGCAGAAGCTTTCCTTACGGATCTCAAGAGGCAGAGTGCTATATCTAGTTACCTGTCTGCTTTTGTAGATGGCATCAACAACTACACAAAAGAGGATGGATTACTCCATGTTAGCCTAACACAGCATGTCACAGCCACAGGACGATTTAGTGGACGCAATCCTAACATGCAGAATATGCCTAGAGGTGGTACGTTTCCTGTTAAGAAGGTGTTTATATCTCGTTGGAATAGTCCTGAGTTTGGTATGAATGGTAAGATACTAGAGGCAGACTTTGCACAGCTAGAATTTAGGGTGGCAGCATTATTATCTCAAGACAAAATTGCTATGCAAGAAGTGTCTACAGGATTCGATGTCCATTCCTACACAGCAAAGATCATCACTGAGGCCGGACAGCCTACGTCTAGGCAAGAAGCTAAGGCACACACCTTTGCGCCTCTCTATGGTGCTACAGGGTACGGCAGAACAAAAGCTGAGGCTGAGTATTACACACACTTTATGGATAAGTACAGAGGCATAGCCAAGTGGCACAAGAAGTTAGGTGACGAGGCTATTAATCTTGGCAGAATAAAGATACCCTCAGGTAGGCAGTATGCTTTCCCTGATGTGGAGAGAAGGAAGAGTGGCACTCCAACCCACTTTACTATGATTAAAAATTATCCTGTTCAGGGTTTTGCTACAGGTGACATAGTTCCTATAATCCTGTTGGAGATAGAAGAAAGACTAGGTAGTTACAAGAGTATGTTAGTTAACAGTGTGCATGATTCTGTAGTTATAGACGTTCATCCTTTAGAGGAGGCATCTGTATTAAGAATTATAGATAATATTAATAAAAACTTAAAGAGTATTGTTGAGTCCCACTTTGATATTGATGTTAATGTGCCATTATTACTAGAGTCTAAAATAGGTAATAATTGGCTTGACGTTAAGGATGTCAACTGATACAATTTGATTTCTAAATAGGAGTAAAATAAATGGAAAACGCATTAGAGATAATAGGTAAATCATCCACTGACTTAGCAGAGTTAATGGGTATGTCAAATGTCCCTGCAAAAAGCACATCAGCTTTGGCAGAAGTGAAGCAGGTTCATCAGAACGTGATGGGTACTAAAGAGGTGGACGGTGAATCGATGGAAGTTGCCATCGTTAAAGCCGGAGCTTTTTCTGTTACCTTTCCGGACGACACTATTTATTATAGTGACAAGATTACAGTTCGTCCTTTTATGCAACGCTTTCAGTTTCAGCGATATGATAAATCGTATCAAAGACCTGACGGTGGTGAAGGTAGAATGTTACGATCTGTAATGGCAACGGCTCTGAATGGCGACTTGAAGGATAACTATGGTGGGTTTAACTGTGGTAGACCGTCAGGGTACGTCAAAGATTTTAGTTCGTTGCCACAAGAGACACAAGACCTTATGAGAGCAACTGATAGGTTCAAGGTTGTATTTGGTCTGTGTACACTTGACAAAGCTAAGGATGCCGATGGTAAACCTGTGAATGTTAAAGAGTTTCCTTTTCTGATGAGGATTAAAAACAGAGATAGCTTTAAAGCTATGACGGATATGTTTAATCAGATTCAGAGAAAGAACCGGCTTCCCATTCAACACCTGTTGCATCTTGGGTCAGAAGTAAAGAGTATTCCTAGTGGAGCAACCTACGCTGTTCTTAAACCTACACTAGGTAAAGTAGTAGAGATCACCACTGACGATCAAGAAGTGTTGACTAACTTTGTTGAGTGGGTTGAGTCTATGAACTCAATCACGATTAGTAAGTGGGAGGAGCATCGTAGACCTGAGGAGTTGTCAGATCAAGAAGATGCTATTGCTTCCAACATCGTTGAGATTGAGGAGTAGACATGAACCATCCTGCAGAAGTGGCGATTCATTCTTTCCTACAAAGCGTTATGTCAGGTAAGGCTAAGGTGGATAGTTCTATACTTGATACAGTAGCTAATGATGTGAAAGAGTCATTGGATCGTCAATTCTCAGGGGGAAAAAGAAAGTTTAAACTTCGTATGTCTAACATAGGACGTAAGAGGTGTCAGCTTTGGTTCGATAAGAATCAGCCTGATGAAAAGCTTTCTGATTCCCCATACTTTCTTATCAACATGATACTAGGGGATATTGTCGAGGCTGTCTTTAAAGGGCTATTGAGGGCAGCTAAGGTAGATTTTGGCGATAGTGAACAGGTGACACTAAAGCTAAAGGACATGTCTGTTGATGGGACGTATGACCTTGTATTAAATGGGAAGGTTGATGATGTTAAGTCAGCCTCCCCTTGGGCATACGAAAATAAATTTATAGACTTTGAAACACTGCAGAGCAAAGACAGCTTTGGGTATGTGTCACAACTCGTTGGCTATGCAAAAGCAAAAGGTGTCCCTGTTGGTGGGTGGTGGGTTATAAATAAGGCAAACGGAAACTTCAAATACGTCAGTGCTAGTAACGTAGATACTAAAGAAGAGATGGAGAAGATACAAAACACAGTAGACTATATAAACAATGACGAGCCATTTGAGCGATGCTATGAACCGGTAGTTGAGACTTACTATGGTAAACCTAGTGGCAATACTAAACTAGGCATTGAGTGTAGCTTCTGTTCTTACAGAGATAAGTGTTGGGATCTTCAAGTTCTACCATCAAAAGTTTCTAAGTCAGCTAATCCACCGTTGATAAACTATGTAAAGTTAGCTGATGCCCAAGATACAATTTAGGAGCAAGTTTGAGGAGAGCGTAGCTAAAGAGTTACGCCTCCTTAAGCAAAGGATTAGATATGAAAAGATGTCCATCAGATACGCAGTACAAATGTTTAGACTCTATAAGCCTGACTTTGTTCTTAACAATGGTATTATTATTGAGGCGAAAGGATGGTTCAGACCAAGAGACAGAGTAAAACATTTGTTAATACAGGATCAATACCCTGAGTTAGATATACGGTTCTTGTTTCAGAACGCATACAACGCTATCAATAAAGGATCAAAAACTAGGTACTGTGATTGGTGTGACAAATATGGATTTAAGTGGACAGATAAGGAGATACCTAAAAAATGGTTGACAGAAAAGAAGAAACGCATACAACTAGGAACACTGAGCAAGTGGAAGTAGATACTGTAAATAGTCCTCCACACTATACAACAGGAGGTATAGAGTGCATTGACGCTATGAACGCTATGGCAGAAGGTGCTAATGTATCTTCTTTTGTTTCGTACTGTTGGTTAGCTACTTTTAAATACATTTGGAGATGGCATTATAAAGGCAAGCCTATTGAGGATCTAGAGAAAGCTAAGTGGTATATCCAAAGAATGATAGATAAGCTTAAAGAAGAGAGAAAAGATGAAGTTTAAGATAATAGCAGAGGTAGAGATAGACGATGAGTCTAGCCATTTGCCTGTAACTTGTGACGCAACAGCTAAAAAAGAAGAAGGGGAAAAGGTTATCTCTGATATAATTAAAGACTTACTATACGATATGGATGATATTCAAATTAATAACATAAAGGTAACAAAAGTATGAATGACTATCAAAAATTTATAGCTATATCTAGGTATGCTAGGTGGCTACCAAACGAGAACAGAAGAGAGACTTGGGAAGAAACTGTTAGTAGGTATGTTGATTTTATGTCGTTGAAGGTAAAGGGAAACTTACCTATCGCTCAGTTAAAGGACTCCATAACTAAACTAGAAGTTATGCCGTCCATGAGAGCGTTGATGACAGCAGGTCTTGCCCTTGAGAGAGACAACACTGCAGGTTATAACTGTAGCTACTTACCTGTCGATGACCCAAAGTCTTTTGACGAGGCAATGTATATTCTATTGTGTGGTACAGGTGTTGGGTTCTCTGTGGAGAGGCAGTATGTTGATCAACTGCCTGAGATACCACAGACAATAGAGCAGGTGGACACTGTTATAGATGTGCAGGATAGTAAAGAAGGGTGGGCTAAATCACTACGCAAGCTGATAGGGCATCTCTATATGGGGGAGTCACCACATTGGGACGTATCAAAGGTTAGACCTGCCGGTGCTAGACTACAAATATTTGGTGGTAGAGCATCAGGACCTGCCCCTCTGATTGATTTGTTTAACTTTACAACAGCTTTATTTAAGGATAATGTAGGACGCAAGTTATCAAGCTACGATTGTCACAACTTAATGTGCAAGGTTGGAGAGGTTGTTGTATCAGGTGGTGTGCGTAGGTCTGCTATGATTAGTTTGTCTAACCTATCTGATGGACGTATGCGACACGCTAAGTCAGGACAGTGGTGGGAGACAACACCACAGATGGCACTTGCTAACAACTCTGTGTGCTACACAGCCAAGCCTGA